TGGTGGGCGAGGTGCTGTCCGCCGAGGTGGCGGCGTTGCGCACGATGTAGCCAGCGGCCGAGAAGCCGTTGCGGAAGCGAGTCTTGAGCGAAGTACCGACAGGCATAAGTCACCTTGGGTTGGGGGAGAGAGTCAGGAGCGGCCGCCGGCCTCGCGCTCTTTGCGCTCGGACACGCGCCGGACGGAGTCCTCCGCGGCGCGCTCGGCGTTCTTCTTTGGAAATCCAGAGTTGCGGAGACGCTCGGCGATGAGGCTCCGCGTCTCGTGTTCGGTGCGCTCAGCCATGGAAGGCCTCCTCGGGGTTGAACGCCATGCCACCCGCCGGGGCCTGGGGAGCCTCGACGCGGCGCGCCAGCTCGGCTTCGATGACGGCGATGTTCGCCTCAATCTGCGCGACCTCGGCCTTCACCGACGGCGCCGTGATGGCCTTCGCCGCGCGCGCGTCACGGTGGGCGCGGAGGCGGTCGAGCATGTTCCGCAGGACGTGCGAGCTCGGCGGCGCGATGGTGCCGGTGCTCACCAGGTAGTCGCAGAACTCGTACCACCGGGGCAGGTCGCACTCGATGCGGTCGCTGCCGGGGTACACCTTGTCGTAAATCGAGATGACCAAGTCGGGCCGGCCGTCGACGGTGCGCAGGTAGGACTTCGCCTGGCCGGGCGCCGCGTGGGCGTCGGGGATGCGGTCGAACGGGACGATGGTCCAGCCGCCCTCCTCGGCCTCCATGCGCGCCGGGCCGATACGCGGCTTGCCGGTGCGCGCGTCGGCGTCACACCCGCCCACGCCGGGGATGAACTTCACCTTCCCGAGCACGGGGAGGAGGCGCCCGTTCTCCACCGTCCAGCGGAGCGGGTGGGCCTTGAAGAGGAAGGCCGGAGCGCCAGGCACGCGAGTAACCGGACGCGCGCGCGTGGTGCCGCCCTCGTCGGGGACAAACGCGGAGCCGTTCGCGGAGTCGTCGTAGGCTTGCATACTTGGCGGCGGTGGGGCCGGGCGGCGAGGAGGCATGGGGTTTCGTCCTTTCTTTCAATGGGCAGGGGGAGACCAGAGGGGCCGGGAAAGGACGAAAGGCGGCCTCGGTCCTCCCCCGGCCCAAACTTGGACTAGGTCGACGAGCTACGGATGGTGACGCCCGCCGCGTCGATGCCCTTGCTGACACCGAGGTAGGCGTGCGAGACGTACCCGGTGAGGCCGTACGTAGCGGTGCGGTCGCGCTCGAAGAGAATCTTCCCGTCGGCCAGCTGCACCGCGTTCGGGTCGCCGTCGTAGGGGACGATGCCGTCGGCCCACACGAGGCCGCCCGCGCCGCACATGCCGCCGAGGTAGTTCCCGCCAGAGGTGGGGACGTGGGCGGAGGTGAAGAGCGTGACGCCGTCGATGAGGCTGTTCTTCAAGCCGATGCCAACCATGCCGGAGAGCAGGCCCTGGCCAGCGGCCGAGAACTGCACCGCGCCACCGGAGGCGGTGGCCACGTCCTTCCGCACGTCGCCGTACTGGATGGGCGCCAGCATGGAGAAGTAGGGGCCCTGCACCTTCGCAATCTCGAGCGTGGTGACCGCGTCGAGGTAGTCGGAGAAGGTGAGGTCCGCGGCGGAGGTACCGACGACCGTGGTGAAGTCGTCCATCACGTTGGCGACCATGGAGGCCAGCGTTGCGGACAGCGACACCACCGCGTCCTGCGCGAAGGCGTTGATGTTCACCATACCGGTCACGTCGACGAGGCGAGCCAAGTCGGAGGGCTGGTACACCTTGCTCTTGCGCACAACGGTAACGGTTACCGAGCCGTCGGTGAGCGCGGTGTTGCTGACGGCCGAGCCGTCCGTGACGGTGGCGAGGAGGTCGTAGCCCATGAGGCCAACCTCCGCGACTTTCTTCACGTTGGAGCCGGAGCCGGTGATGGAACCGGCGTAGCCCGCCGCGAACACCGGATGCGCGGGGAGCGCGTTCCGGTCGGCGAGGAGCATGAGGATGGTCGTCGACAGCGTCTCAGACGTGGTGAGGTCGCCAATCGAGGAAAAGGTAATTTCGTTTGCCACGGGGTACTCGCAAGGGGGGGGAAGGGTTCATGCCTTCGCCTCCGCTTGTTACCGGGGTCGCGATCCCCGTGGGCCAAACAAGACTACACCGACGCCTAAGTGCGCGTCAACCTTGAAGCATCAATCGCCTGCACCGCGGCCGCGACCTTCGACCAGTCCCCAGTACGTTGGGCCTCAACACGTAGGGCGCGGATGGCCTCGTGTCCCAGCTTCGGCGCGGCGCTCGGCTGCGTCGTCGGCTGGGCTGGCGTCTTCGGCAGCGGCGTCTTCGCGGTGGGAGGGGCGCTCGTGGCCGGCTGGCGGAGGTACGCCTGGAGCGCGCGTGGCACCTCGGCGCCCTCGGCGCGAAGCCCTGTCACGTACTCGGAGAGCGAGGCCGGCCGCTTGTCCTCGGGGAGCTTCGCATAGAAGGTGCGCGCCAGCTCGATAGCCTCGTCGGGCTCGTCGAAGACGCCAGCCGCCAGGATAGCGCGCTCATCCGCCCACCCCTTCGCCGAGGCGTCGAGCTTCCCTTGGAGCTCGGCGACACGCGCCGCCAACTCGTCGGCCTGCGTCACCTTCGGTTGAACCGCAGCCAAGTCCGCTTCGAGCTGCTTCAAGCGCCGGCGCTCGGCGCGGAGCGTCTCGTTCACCTCGTCGAAGCGGGAGCGGGGTACGTACGGGCTTCGCTCGCCGTCGCCCTGGTTGCTTGCCTCGGGCGGCGGAGCCGCCTCCGTCGTCTGGGTTTCCATTCGTCCTCTCCTCTACGTGGGAGCCTCGACGTGGAAGGATGCTCCCACGGGCCCCATGAGCTTGTTTGCTTCGTCGGCCGGGATGTTGAAGAACTGGATCAACATCTGGACGCCGGTCTCGCGGGGAAGCTGGCCGGCCGCCACCGCGACGATGATGCCTTGCGCGGCCTGCACCTGCGCGCCGTTGAGCGCCACCGCGCTCGCGGGCTGGCCAGCGTCGACGGCAGCGGCGGCGATGCCCTCGCCTGCGGTGTCGGGGACGTCGTCCTCGGTCTCCGTCTTTGCCGCCATCCCCTCGTCCATCGGCTCGGCGTCGGGATGCTCCGCCGCCTCCACCTTCGCGGGCTCCTCCGCCTCGGGGAGCTCCACCAGGCCGAGGGCCTTGCGAATGGTCTCCGCGGCGGCGCTGACTTCGAGCGCCTCCGTTTGCGCTTCGGCCGCGCGGACGATGGCCTCCTCGCGGGTGAGGAGCGGGTAGCTCTTCATCACCGCGGACACCGGGCCAATCACGCCCGCCTCGCGCTCGGCCGCGATGACTTCGAGGCGGAGCTTCACCTCCGCCGGCGTCTCGGGCAGGCCGCGGTAGGCGATGCGGTAGTCGCGCGCGTTCTCGCTGTACGACGTGCCGAGCACGCGGTTCGACAAGCACGCGGCGATTCGGAAGGCCGACTGGTCTGCGCGCCGGAACTGCGGCTCATAGAGGCGCTGCTGTTCGCGGATGGCCTCGCGCGCCACCGCGAGGGAGTACCCCGAGCGCACGTCCGCCTCCTGCCGCGTCACGTCGGGCGGGCTCACGTTCGCGAGGAGCAGGATGCGCCGCTCGTACATGGCGATGGAGCGGAGGATGGCCTCTGGGTCCGCCGGCGTGTTGAACGCGCCAATCTGCGCGCCGGTTGCGTTCTCATCGAGCGCGAACTGGAGCAGCGTGGCCGGGTCGCTCACGAGCTCCTGGCGCACCGCGTCCGCGGTGTCCGTGTCCGTCACCGCCAGGCCCTTCGGCGAGGCGCCCACCACGTAGCGCTGCGCCCACGCGGCGTTCCGCACGATGTGCCCGTAGAACGTGAGGAGCACGCCGATGTTGAGGCTACCCTCGACAATCTCGCGCAGCGTCCACGGGTCGAACAGCGAGCCCGTCTGGGCTGCGTGGTACATCGCGAACGGCAGCACCGGCCGGCCCTGCGCGTCGCGGTACTGTTCCGGCCAGGTGGCGCCCGTGTACTCGGGGCCGAGAACGTCCGGCGTCACGTTCACGCCGGCATCCGTGGTGACGCGGTAGTAGGGCTTCGCCGCGTCCTCGACGTTGAACTCGTAGCGCAGCCATCCAAGCTCAGGATGCTCCACCCACTCGCACACCTCGACGGGGACTTGCGGCCGCGCCGGATGGCTCCGCGCCGTCACCATGTCGGGGAAGACGGGGCGCGCGGAGAGCTCGCCCGTCTCCTCGTCGATGTCGAACCGCACAAGCATCTCGCGGAGCGCCAGCGTGTCGCGGTTCACCCGCTGCATGAGCGGCCAGTACCCGACGTCGGCGAAGGCCGCGACGAGGCCCTCGGAGCCGGCCGGGACGAGCACCTCGGGCGCCGCGTTGTATAGCACCGCAATCTGGGCCCAGAGGCTCTGGTACGTGTTCGCCGTCAGGTCGCAGCGGCCGTAGGCGTTCGTGCGCACGTTGCCGAGCTGCCGCCGGATGAGGCGCTCCAAGTCGGCCTCGTGCTGCGAGTAGAGCAGGCGCCGGCGAAGGCGCGTGTGCTCAATGCGCGGCGCGTCCGGCCCAAAAGGAATGGGCGCAGGAGAAAGGCCGTAGGTGGCGAGCATACGACGGAGTGTATCAAAACGAGACACGTTCCGCTATCCCCCTCAGAAGAGGCGCACCGTCACGTTTTTCTGCGCGCCGCTCGGGAACACCCACGGCTTCAGCGAGTACCGGAGCGCGTCGATGACGTCCTTGCCTGGGTGCATGCGCGTGTAGTCCCATGTCTCGAGCGCGCGGATGAGCTCGCCGCATCGCGGATGAATGAGCAGGTCGCCGGCCGCGAGGCGCGCGTAGACGTACTGGTTCCCCGTGTCGAAGCTCCCCGCGCTGCGCTGATTCTCCTTCGCGTTCAGAATGCGAGGAACCAGAGCATTTACAGGCACTTGCAGCTCTCGCGCGATGGCGCCCATGGTGCGGATGTTCGACTTCTGAATCCACCGTGATTCCACGGGGTTGTCGCCGTGGATGTGCCGGAGGCCGGACCAGCGGAGGCCGTTCCTGTCAAGCATGGCGACCACGTCGTGCGCGAACTCCTCGTTCGTGGCCGTGCCGCCGAGCGCCACCTCGTCGAGGACGTAGATGGCCTCGCGTTGCCGAGCCTTGTCCGTCTGGTATGTCTGCACCTGCGCCAGGACGGCGACGTGGCCGTAGGGGCGGTCGCCGGCGGCGTAGTCAATCCCGAGCGCGTAGTGGATGGGGCCGCGCTGGGGAGAGAGGCGGAGCTTGTCGGTTACATGCTTCGCGCGGTCGAAACACGAGTACCAGACACCTTCTGGCCGCGTCTCCCATTCGCCGTCGAGGACGACGGGCGCCCACGAGCTCGGCGTCTTCCGCCTCTGCTCGTCTATCCAGGCCTGGTCCATCGGCGTCCCGTCGAGGAGCGTGAGCGGCTTCCGTGACCCCACGGGCGTAAGGTTCTCCACGGTGAGCTTCGCGTGGACCTCCTGAATGATGCCGGCGTCGACCATCTCGTGCAGCCACTCGCACGGGCGATTGATGGGCGTGAGCGTGATGCCGATGGCGCCAGCCCGCCGCATCACGCGCTTGTCGAGCTCGCGGTAGATGTCGGAGTCCGTCGGCTCGTCGATGGCGATGTAGTCCACCGTGGCGCCGGCGAGCGCCTCCGCGCCCTGGTTCGTGGTTCGGAAGCGCACCACGCTCCCGCATAGGAAGACCACCGTCGGCGAGTCGCGGCCGAAACCGTGTTTCGCGTCGAACACGGTGCCCTTGCGCAGCAAGTCCTTCGGGACCAAGTCCCAGAACTTCTTCATGATTGCGACCGACTGGGCCCAACTCGTACACACCACCCAGATTTCAACGGGCGGCGGCCGCGTCCAGTAGAACGGATGCGTGCCCGTGGCGCGCCAGATGACCTCCGCCATGCCGGAGACCGTCTTCCCCACCTGGTTCCCCGCGCGGAGGAGCTTCCGCGAGGCCGGCATGGCGAGCCATTCGCGCTGGGGCGGCGTCCATCGCAACCACGCCAGCGGGTCGGCGGCCGCTCGCTCGCCGAACGTCTCGGCAGCTTCGAGCGCATCGAGGAGGGCCGCCGAGCTCACTAGTGCACCTCTGCCGCTTGCGCCTCGTCTACCACCTCGTCGCGGAGCACGGCGGGCAGGTTCCGCAGCGCCGCCACGAGGCGAGCCTTGAGCTTGCCAGGGTCGGCGGCCGCTGCCTCACGCTCGCGCCGTGCGGCCTCTTCGGCGGCTCGCTTCGCACGAACCTCTTCGGCCTGCTCCATGAAGCTCGCGGCCGCGCCGTAGCTCCCATCCGAGAGCGCCAGCTCGGCGGCCTTCTCCAAGCGCACAAGCACGTCCGAGGTCGCCGCGAGCTCGCGCGCCACCGCCACACGGGCGAGCTCGGACTCCATCTCCTTCGCCTTCGTGAGCGCGGACACGACCGCCGTCCACGACTCGGCCGCGCGCGCGTCTTCGGCCACCTGCTCGAACTTCCGAAGCCGCGCCAGAATGCGCGCATCCTGCCTCTCTGCCTTTGTCTCTGCCTTGCTCATCTCGCTAACCCCCTCGATTTATTGCGTTTCGATTTCGCTTCGCACCCACAATCGGACAAGACGGCAC